CTGAAAAAGAGTTTAATGCTCTTCCTGCTGAGACTTTAAGACGGTTACGTGGTGACTTTAGTTAAACTATAAGTTATCATTAAAAAGTTCGTGTGCTACTACGATATGTAGCCCTAGTCGCTGAGGTAAAAAAGCGTTGTAGCCTAACACGGCGTAAATCTGTTCGAGGTCGTTCTCGTTAACTTACGAAAACGTTTCCCAACGATAAAGGGTACACGGGAGAAACAGTTGCCCCAAAAAGTCGACTGGTTAAACTTTTTTTGTAAATTATTGGAGGCTTAAATGGCTAACACAAATTTTTCATCTTTGACCAGTGAACAATTAACAATCTGGTCAAGAGATTTTTGGCGTGTTGCTCGAAACATGTCCTTCATTAACCAATTTGCAGGAAGCGGTTCAAACGCAATGGTTCAGAGAATTACTGAACTTACTCAATCCGAAAAAGGTGCGAGAGCAGTTTTAACTCTTCTAGCAGATATGTCAGGAGATGGTGTTGTTGGTGATAACACTCTTGAAGGTAATGAAGAAGCATTAAGAGCATATGATATCGTTGTCCAACTGGATCAACTAAGATTTGCTAACAGACTAGCAGGTAGATTAGCTGATCAAAAATCAGTTGTGAATTTTAGAGAACATTCTAGAGATGCCCTTGCATACGCAATGGCTGATAGAATTGACCAACTAGCGTTCTTATCACTAGCTGGTATTGACTACACTGTGAAAAATAGCGGTGCTTTAAGGTCTGTCCTATCTTCAGGACAAAACTTAGGCGACCTATCTTTCAGTAGTGATGTTACTGCTCCAACTTCTAACAGACATAGAAGATGGGATGCAACTTCAGGTTTAGTAGCTGGAGATGTAACTGCTGTAGCAGCTGCAGATACCATTAGTTATGAAACTATTGTTGCTCTAAAAGCTTATGCTAAAGATAACTATATTAGAGGAATTAGAAGTTCCGGTAATGAAGAGATGTTCCATCTATTTGTTACTCCACAAGTTATGGCTGATCTAAAATTAGACTCAGACTTTTTAGCTAATGTAAGAAATGCTGGAATCAGAGGACCACAAAACCAGTTGTTCTCAGGTTCATCAAGCCTAATGGTTGATGGTGTTATGATCCACGAGTTCAGACACGTATTCAACACAGCTAATGCTACAACAGGTACTTCAGCTGAAGCCGGCGATGCTGGTTACAAGTGGGGTGCTGATGCTGACGTTAATGGTTCTGCATGTATTTTTGCAGGAGCACAAGCTTTAGCAATGGCTGATATTGGTCTTCCAGAAATAGTTGAAGATACATTCGACTACGGAAACCAAAATGGTATTTCAATTGGCAAAATCTTCGGTCTTAAGAAGCCTAAGTATCAATCCGACTATAATGGTAGTGTTGAAGACTTTGGTGTTATTAGATTAGATGTTGCATATTAATTGTGATATATTAATCGGGTAGCCTTTCGGGGCTACCCACTTTTAACAAGGAGTAATAATGGTAATAATTTCAGATAAAGATAGATATATTTCAACAACTTGGGGAGCTGCTGTAAGGCTAAAAGCAGGAGAACCAAAGACAGTAGGAAAGAATATCGGATTACTTTGTTTACAGGAAGGTTGTAAAGAGTACATCGAACCAAAGGTTGAGGAAAAACCTGTGGTGAAAAAGAAAAAATCACCCGCTAAAAAGAGAAAATAAAAAATGGGAACACTTACTGGTGCAAATTTAATAGATAGAATTCAAGATACTTTACAAGATACAACTTCTGTACGTTGGCCTGAAGCCGAACTACTTAGATATATAAATGATGCACAAAGAGAGATCGTAAACTTTCGACCAGAAGCTTCAGCAACAACAGCTACTGTTACTTTGTCTTCTGGTACTTTACAAGACTTGCCTTCTGCAGGTCTGCGTTTAATAAAAGTCACAAGAAATATGTCCGCAGCTTCTGGTGGTACAGGTAAAAGAGCTATTAGAATTGTTGACGTTGATATTTTAAATACTCAAAATCCAGACTGGCATGACCCTACCGTTACAGGAGAAGCCGCCCATGGGTCTATAGTTAAACACTATGCGTTTGATCCTGACAACCCAAGACAATTTTTTGTTTACCCTGGAATTGATTCTTCTTCTAATGGGTACGTCGAAGTTGTGTACTCCAAAGCCCCAACAGATTTAAGTGCAACGTCAGATACTATTGATGTTGATGATATTTTTGCTAACGCAATTGTTGATTTCGTTTTATATAGAGCTTACCAAAAAGACTCAGAGTATGCTGGAAATGCACAAAGAGCTGGAACACATTACCAACTATTTACTAACAGTATAGGACAAGGTTCACAGGCGCAAAACATAGTTAATCCAAACCTTGACTATGCAGGCAATAAAGTAATCGCGCCTTAAGAGGAGTGATATATGGCAAGTTTTAATTCTCTAGTAAAAGAAATTTTACCTTATGTTCCTACTTGTCCTGATTCTTTAGTTGAGTCTAATATCCGTTCCGCTACTATTGAACTATGTGAAAAGTCAAAAGCTTTTGTTTTTGATCTTGACCCTATTACAGCAATTAGTGGTGTTTATGAGTATGACTTTGACCAGCCTACTGGTACGGATGTCCATCAAATACTTTGGGCAACACACGAAGGTGAAGACCTAGACCCAATAAGCCCAAGAAGTTTAGAGTTAAATTACCCAGACTGGCGTGATAAATCTAGTATTCCTCAAGTTTACCTACAGAAAAATAAAGATACTTTTTGGTTAGTTCCCGTGCCAAACAGTACTAAGACCAATGCTATTCAACTTAGTGTAGCTTTAAAACCATCAAGAACATCAAACAATATTGATACTGCTTTTTCTAATGACTATAGAGATGGCATTATTTATGGCACTTTATATCGTTTGTTAAGAATACCAAGCAGAGAATGGAGTGACCCAAATGCTGCTAGAGATTATTTAAGTCTTTTTAATGAAGAAGTAAAACAAGCAGAACTAAGGGCTAGAGGTGGCGACTTAGGAGTAAGGCGTCTTGTTAAATACAAAGGAGTAGGTTTAACTCCAAGAAAAAGGTACAAGCGTTATGGTAGAGAGATTGACTATTGATGAGGTTGGGATTGAACAGATTCCTGTCGAAGATGTCAAAGCTGCTTATCAATTAATAGAGTACGATTTAAAAAGAATTAGACGTAAAAGCCATTCTGATTGGATTCCAGCTGATGTTTATGTAGCTCTTTTAAACAAACAAGCTACATTGTTTATGTTTTACGACAGTGATAATTATGTTGGTTTTATAGTAACCTCTATTATTCACGACACTAATAGTAAAGAAACTCTTTTTGTTTGGGCAAGTTACCAAAAACCAGAGTACAATTATACTGAAGTTGGTTTTAAGTTTTTAGATAAACTAGCGTATAATAAAAACATTGAAGCTATTGAGTTTCATACAAGTAGACCGGGCTGGGAAAGAGTAGCAACCAAGTACGGTTTTGAATTAACAAGCTACGTGTATAAAAAAGAAGTATGAGTAGTAAACCAAAAGCAAAATACTATGCCCCTAGCGAACAAGAGAAAGTATTATCTGAAGTTTCTCGTGCAGAAAAAAAGTACTTTGATGAAACATATGGCCCTTTATTAAGGGAAATGAGAGACCTTTCAGAAAAAGAAGAGTTAGGAGCTATGGCCAGAGGTACAGCACAAGCAGATACTATGACAGCTTTAACTGGTAGACCCTCTTTACAAGCTGTACAATCTGTAGACGCTGCTGCTGATTTAGCTTCAGCTGCTACCTCTCAACAATTACAAGGTTCTACACAAGGGTTACAGGCACAAAGACAAAGACAGCTAGGTGTTTTAGGTACAGCAAGAGGACAAGCTGCAGATGCTATGTCAGGGTTAGCTCAAGCCGCTAGGATTCAAACCACTAAAGATTTACAAGCTGCTCAAGCCAAACAACAAATCCGCCAAGCTAGAACGAACGCTTTTACACAAATTGGAACTACCTTTGGTCTACAAGGAATATCAAACCTTGCAGGTGGCGGTAGCTTTTTTACACCGAAAGCAGTCCAAGGGGGTGGACAATCAAGGTTACAATATGCTGGGCAGCAGTTAAAAAATTATTTTGGTTTAAACACAACACCAAAAAATGAGGTAGACGAAGGAGTAGGACAATAATGTTAGGTGTAATAGAAGACGGAGTAGATTTGTATCAAAGAAACCGCCCTACTGCTAGAACTAGTTCTAACGCTAGCGCGGATCAAACTTATGCTGACATTACAAGAAGAGACTTTGAAAACTATTTAAGAGATTACAGGGGTTTTGAAGAAAGACTTATTGCAGCGCGTGACGATACTTCTTTAATAGACCAAGCACGAGTTGACGCAGAAAAACAAGCTCAAATTGCTGCAGATATTCAAAAAAGAAATATACAAAGGTATGGTGGAGCCGGGCTTTCGGTTGCACAAAGACAAGAACAAGAAAGAGCTATGCAAAGGGGCGGGGCTCTAAATTTAGCTGGAGCTACTAATTTAGCTAGAATAGCGCAGAGAGATATCAACCAAGCAACCTTAGCAGATTTAATAAATATTGGACAAGGTGTAAACCGTTCTGCTTTATCAGGTTTAGCACAATCAGCAAGCCTCGCGGCTCAAAGAGAGTCTGCTTATAGAAGCGCTAGAGCACAAAACAGTGCTAATATGATGGGGCTTGGTGGTACTTTAGGTAGTTTAACTTTAATGGCATTCGGGATATAAAATGGCAACAGACGGTTTATTAAGAGGTATACAAGGTTTTTCTAGTTTTCAACAGCAACAGTTGTTAAACCAAGCTAGACAGCAACAACTAGAGCAAAGCACTATAGCCACAGATAGAGCCCGTGCAGACATCGCTCTTACAGACTTAATAGATAAACAAATAGTTGCCCTTAACTCAGACACCGGTAAATACTCTATAACAGAAGAAGGTTTAGATAAGTTTTACAGTCTATCTCCAGAAACTCAAAAGTCTTTGTTTAACTTAGACACGGAACTAAATACGTATGCCACTAAGTACGGGAAAGAAAAAGGAGAAATAGACGCCCCTCAAATTAGAACAACAGGGATTGAAGGCAAACAACTCCTACCAACTTCTTTAGAAGGGGCTAGTGAAGAAGAAAAGGCAGCCTTTGCTGGTAATCCTGTTTACTTTTTCCCTATTAAAAAGAAAAGTGGAGTTTTTAGTATTTTAACTAGAGGTAGGTCAGATGCTGCAGAAGACGACCAAGGCATTGCTTTATCTGGTTCAGAACTGGGAGCCCTAATTGAAGCCCGTGCTAATAGGTTAGATGTTTTAAGAAACCCAGAAGCTGCTAGGGCTCAAAGAACTTTTGCTCAACAAGCTGGTGCTTTATCCGCGCAAGGAACAGGACAAGCCGGCACTACGTATGATGCTATAATGGATGTTTACAATAGTATAGACCAAGACCAACAAATTTCCGGTTCTGAAGTACAAACACAAGCTTTAGGGGAAGTACTTGGTATTATAAAACAAGGCTTTGGGGTTACTAAACAGCAAAGATTAGATGAAGCTAACAAAAACGTAGCCGCACCTAGCCAGACTGTTGTAGAACCTATGAGGCCAGCAGACGCTACTAAAGTAACTTTTGATGAGTTCTTTAACATGAGTGCAGAAGAACAACGAGCTGTTGTTAAAGCCTCCCCAAATTATGCTGCGTCTAAATTCGGAGTGAATAAAAAGCTTAGAGACCAATTAGAACAAAGCGGGCAAGTACCTTTAAGAAGAAACCAACCACCAGAAATACCACAAGAAGAAATTGAAAACTTTAGAAGATTCTCTAGAAGAGTAACAGGAGGACGAGCTGCTAGTGATGAAGAAATAAAAGAGCAGATTAAAAGAAGCAATAAAAAATATCAACAACCCACTACCATAGGTTTAGCAGAAGAGGTTGTTTCTACAGAACCAGAAGCTCCTGTACAAATTGATACTTCAGACTTCCCAGACCTAGCAAAGATTAAAACAGAAGCACAGGCTTTAGATTTATTAAACAGTGGTAAGTTAGATAATCTTATTACTCCAGATTTACTTTCTCAAGCGCGTAGTGTTTTAGAAAAAGAGGGTGTAACTGATACCCCTTCATTTCAAAAAGCAGTTGAAGAGAAAAGAATACAAGACCCATATGTCTTTAGTTTGATTATTGCAAACTCTATTGCTGGGCCAAGCGCTACTCAGACTCAAACAGCTGCTATTGCTCAAAATTTATTTAACAATATAAAAACAGGTGATCCTGCCGCTGGCCCAAGGCAGTTAGTTGCTGATACTGCAGCTTTATTTAAAAATAGAACAGACTTCTTAAACTATTACAAAGACCAAAGCAAAGACTATAAAGAGAATTTTACTAAAGTAGCAAACGATGTTGATAAACAATTGGATGCTGCTATAAAAGCCCTTTCAGATGAAGACGCTAATCTTGAAGGATTTTCTCAAGTAGCTTTAACTAGCCTAGACGGTCTTTTAGGCCTACTACCACCAGGGTCTGATAGGCTTAGAGGGTTAAAAATTGCAAGGCCTGGAACTTTTCAAAAAGTGTCTTCTTTAATAGCAGGCCAAATCTACAAAGAGTTAGAAGATTCTAATCTTAATATATTTACTAAAGATTTTTGGGGGGATATTCCTGCACCAGATGATCAGAATAAATTTGCACAATATATGGATAGACTTGCTTGGCGCCTAGATTCAGAAGGAAACCCTGTTGAACTTGTAGCCGTAAATTACGTAGGGGGTGGAGTAAAAGTAGAAAGTGAAAGTAGTTTACCTAGAAGCGCAGTAGAAGCAGCTCTTGGTCCAAATGAATTTAACTTCCTTCTTAGAACAGTAAGTGTTTTACCTACGGACACATGATAATATGGCAACTCAAGACCCTTTTAAGCAATTTCTTGGAGATTTAAAAGACCCTGACCCAAAAGCTCCCGAAACAATTGGTGACTTAGCAGACGAACAAGCTCCCGCTGTACCTGTTGGAAAAATTGAAGGTTTTGACCCCTATGCTGCTTTTACCCAAGGAATAACTGCAGGTGGTAAAGCTTTAGAATCCAATGTTAATTATTTTAGAGCTTTAGGTAATTCTTTACTCGGCAATGAAAAAGCAAAAAATGATGCTATTTTAGAAGCTGAAACAGCTCAAGCAGCTTCTTCTGCTGCATTGCAACAGTTTGATACCTTTGAAGAGTTTTTAGAAGAACCGACTTTTGCTGGGTTTTTAACTCAAGCGGTGTCTGCTACTGGTCAATTTACTCCCTCTATTGTTGCAAGTATTGTTGCTGGTTTTACTGGTGCTGGGGTTGGTGCCGTTGTCGCGGGCTCTGCCCTTAAATCAGGCGGTAGTTCTCTTGTTACTGGTATGAC